GAACATCTGCACCAATAGTTACCTTCGTAGCACCATCAACCGTAGCAGAGTGCTCAGCAAAGGCCGTGATAGCCTCCGTAGCACTGTCATTAGCTGCGTTTAGATCAGTATGTAACTCAGCTCCTAATACATCATTCAGAGTGTAGATATTACCAGCCGCTAGTCCTGTATTGAGATCATCGTTGCTCGCCGCTGTCCTATGGTCGTTCGTACCTGATAGATCAATGGTGCAATTAGTGCACGTTGCAAAAATAGATAGAGCATAGTCGATCTGCTCAGATGAGTAGCCCTTGTTCGATTCGTCAATGGTCTCACCGTCTAATCCAATATACTTAGCAAAAGGATCGACGCTTCCACCAGTACCTTTAACTGACCTAAAAGGAATACCTAAATTTAAACCGAGGGGCATATTCTTAACTTTAAATTAACGTAATATTAATATATCTGAAGCAGTAGTACTAGTAGATAATACTTGAACTACTACAACGGGTAGAAAGCTAGCATCGGCTACATTAGCAAATAGTAATGTACTCCCCATCCTAGTAACTACATTAACGTCTCCCCCTGTACCTACAAATAGTACACCTGGTGCCAATACTGTAGAGTCACTTGCGGTTACAGCATCTCCCATCTCAGCCTGATAAAACACAGGACTGTTGTGGTGATCATAGTTTGTAACTTCCGCTTTTTGTAAAATTGCCATAATAAGTGTTTAATTTAAATCTAGCCAATGAAATGAATTGGCAATATTGTTTATATGTCTTTGTATATCTTCAAATTCAGCTATTGTGAATTCATTGTTATCTGTATCATCCCACTCATCAAGATACCATTCAGCAATCTCAACAAAGGTCTGTAGTAACTTGAACTTAATCTCCTTATCAAAAGATGGTTTATTCCCTTGCTGGTGTGCACTTGCCATTTTATTGCCCCACCAAGAAAGTTCTCTCTTAATAGAATATTTATACGTACTAACTTCTATTGATGTAGCCATGTTCTATTAGGTATATACAATCATTAATGTTCCAGCGACAGTAGTACTACGATATACATCATCGTCCACTAACCCTCCCGCTTTAGCTGCAGTATTATCAGCATATGCGGGAGTACTTCCTATTGCAAGACTCCCCGTTAAAGTAACATCTTGATGTAGAGTAGTTCCTCCCGTTGTAGCAAATGTTACATGGTCATCTAGGTAGTGTTCTAATTTTAAACTGGTGTCTCCACTAGCAGTCCATACCCAATCATATGAACTAAAATTATGCCCCATTTGGAATACGCTCGTTGAGGCACCTCCCCCCACAGTTAATGTACCCCCTACTGTTGCCGCAGAAGATAACGTAGTAATTCCAGTTACGGCCAAAGTTGACCCTAATGTAGTGGCTCCTGTTACATCTAACTCAGCATTTGCTCCTATGTTTCCATTTACAGTTAAGGTTGTTCCTAATCCAACCCCTCCCGTAAATGTACTAGTTCCAGTTACAGCCAAAGTACTACTTAAGGTAGTCGCTCCGGTTACAGCTAATGTGGTTCCAACTGCTGCACTTGATAAAGTAGTTGCTCCAGTAACCCCTAACGTAGTACTTAAGGCAGCACTAGTTAATGTGGTAGCTCCTGTAACTCCTAACGTAGAGGCTAATGTCGTAGCTCCTGTGACACCTAATGTGGTACCAACTGTTAAGCTAGCATCAAAACTAGATGCTCCAGATACAGTAGCTCCACCATCTAACGAAGCAGCTCCAGTAGCCTGTAAATCTCCGTTTATGTCAATATTTCCTGTAGCTTGTACATTTCCTACTAAAGAAGTTGTTCCTGTATGGGTAGTATTCCCAGTTACCACCAATGTGGTAGCTAATGTCGTTGCCCCAGCCACTGCTAAAGTACTGCCAACTGTTGTTGCTCCAGTCAAAGTACTTGCTCCGGTTACTCCCAGTGTACTAGCTAATGTAGTAGCGCCTGTTACCGCTAGAGTGGTACTTAACGCCGCACTAGTCATAGTAGTTGCACCAGTTATTCCCACGGTAGAAGCAAAGGTGGCCGCTGCAGATACGCTTACGGTACCATCTAAAGTAGCTGCTCCTGTAACATCCAGATCACCGTTAACTCCCGCGTTTCCAGTTACTGTTACTGCTCCCCCTATTGCCATAGCTCCACTAATAGTTTGAGCCCCCGTTACTACTAAAGTACTCCCACTAAAGGTTAAATTCGGCTCTCCTTTTATTGTATCCCCTGCCCCCGTGGACGTGAGTACATAATTACCAATATCTCCGGAAGCAAATTCTACTCCCTGTATTGTTACATTACCAAGTATAATTGCTGCCATCGCTTACTAATTTATCTAATGTGTATAATTGTGTGTATAATTCCTCCACTTGTGATGTGTCCGCAGACGCCGTGGTGCCCTGTAAATATGTATACGCTAACAGCGCTTCCATAATATCGCTTGATTTATCGTTATTTTCGTTGAGGTAATCGTTTGGAACAAGGCGTAATTTATCATATACGTCTGCTCTAACGTCTCCGTCAATCAGAACATTTTGTTCAATTCCATCTACTTGCGCGTTTGGAGCCACATTATCAACTAATGTGTATGAAATATTATATACTCCATCGTCTAGTCTAGCTGAACTAAGCCCCATCGCTGTGGAACTTTCTATAAAGTCTGCCGCATTGAATTCCCATACTAGATCTCCAGTATCAGCGAATGCTCCACCAGCGTGATCGTATAAGTTTATTTGATCATATACTGTCTCTGTTCCATTCTTATCTGTGACTATAACATCCAATAATAAATGATACTTACTAGCGGTAGTAGTATCTGTGGAAGCTACTATATTAGTAACTAGCTCATTTGGGGCTCCCCATCCTCCTAAATTACTTGGATCTGCGTATACCCCAGTACTATCTGTTAAGGTTAATGTAACAGCATTATTTGACTGTGCGTAACTTAAACCTAAATCTAATGCCATAATTTCTTTATATTATTATAAAAACGGCCCAACTCAATCAAGAGCTGAGCCGATTATATTGATTATTAGGTATGATCTTCTGCGAAGAAATACTCAACGTAAACGTCAATATCTCCAGCAGAGTGAGTACCTGTAGTTGTAATAGATAATACTCCATCTGCAGTAACGGCCAAACCGTCGGTGTCAGTAAGAGCATGAGTATCTACTCCTGTAAAAGAAGCAAGTACTATAGCAGCGGTCAAATCTTGTGACCCTACTTGGAATGTAGCGTTAGTTCCACCCGCAAGGGCAGTGCCTTCTACTGTAGTTATACTTTTAACAAGTGCCCCCTTGGGGATAATTGCATCGGAAGTATAAGTAGCAGCGGCTGTGGGAACGAAGTTTGCAAAAGCAACTCGTCCTGTTTTAAATGCATTAGCCATGTTTAAATTCTCCTATATATTAAAGTGAAACATTATCAAATGCCTTAGGGCAAGATGCCATCCAAGGGTTAAGTTGAGCAAGGACTGAGGTTTGCTGTGTTCCTCCACTAGGAACTACAAAAGCAAGCATCGTACTCTGTGCTGTCTCCTTAACGTAACTATTATCTGGTGATTGATAAGGAACATCATGTTCGATATTAATCATATTATAAGTTGCATCTACTACGGTATCGTAGGTAGGAAGAATAACTGGGAAATGGGTCTTATTGCTAATACCTCTATATCCAAGTAAGTCTTTCTCGATGTCCCTAATCTGCTCCCAGTTGCCACTACCTTCGTTGGCAGCCACATAGGTTACAGTTGTAGAAGTTGAAGGAATGATAGCCCATACTCCACTAGAGGTTACATAATTTGCATATGCCTCGAAACGTACCATTGAAAACTTATCAATGTCATTAAGGGTGGTGCAACATTCTGGAATCTCCCTAGCTGTCAGTAGGAGTGCATCAGTACCGTCAGTATAAGTGGCATTCACTCTACGACCAGTGTGCTTATTGATCTTAAGGGCTATTGCAGCTCCCCAAGTATCCAATACAGCAGTGGTAGATACATAACGATATGTTTGAGTAAATTGACCAGGATGTTCAACTATATCCCTATAGCGAATTCTGATAAGATACTCTGTCCCAACTACGGGGGTAAGTCCTGTAAAGTCAATGGTAGCAGTTTGTTCAGACTTAGCTGAATAAGCTTCTGCATTGTAATTCTTTACTTTCGCTCCCACGATAGGTCCAGACATTTTGATTCTACGATTACCTGTAACGGCTGTGCCGGCTACATTAGTATAATCGAAGGTTTCCGCAGTAGATTGAACAATGAAAATAGTGCTAGAGTCAGCGATAGTTGCGCCGGCAGCCAATACTTTATGTTCTTTGTCCAAAACTACGATTTCACCAGAGGCAAGGCCTGTACTAAGCGTGATGGTGTCAATTTGTGCTCCCGCAACAACTTGTGCATCCCGGCTAATATCCTTACCGATTAATAGACTCGTAACTCTGTTTATCATAATTTATAATTTTAAATACGTGTAATTATTCCATTGTAACTACCTCACCCATGTGAGTTTTATATCGAGGCTGCTCAATGTTTTCCAACATCATATTAGCGGCCATCTTAACAATCTCATCATGAGTATGTTCTGGTAAATCACAATCTATTAAACCTGACAAAGAAACTTCGGCAGGTTCTTTTAAGTAAGTCAAGTAATAAGACGGGATAGTATAAGCTGTCCCATCTCCTATTAACTCAACTTGGTCATCATTAAAAATCCGCAAAGGTTTTGCAGACCCATAATGAAGTAAATGTTCTGAAAAAGGATCATCAATCTTTTGTCTATACTCATCTACAGTACATTCAGTAATTCCTACCCTACTCAGGGTACCCTCCACAGATATACCTGCTTCCTCTTGTAGAGCAAACCAGTAATCGGAGGGTAAACTAAATACCACTCCATGTGGATAGTCCCCGGTATAAGTCTGGGCTATATACTTAGAATGAACTATAATAGTTCTAAGATCATCCGTTCTCTTTTGTGTTTGTTCAAAAGACTCCCCTTTAATATTCGTTCCACTATAACGAGTCTTGACAAACTTCTTAATGGCATTTATTAACCAAAAGTCAATTTCTTCAGGCTCGAACGAAGGTAACTCAAGAGCACTGGTTTTATCCAGTTCTTGCTTTACCCCAATATGCATAGTAGAAATATTCATATGTCTTATTTAGATGTCTTTTGTAGTTCTTCTTTAACCTCTGCCACTGGCTTCATTGTAAGCTGTTGCTTAGGTTGTTCTTTTAAAGAAGGAGTGTCCACTTTAATAAGAGGTTTGTCTAAATTCTTCTTGCCCGCAACGGAGTCTTCTATGACCACTCTCACGTCATTATTCTTAGGATCGTCCAGATACACTATAGTTTCCTCTAATCCGTGTCCAATAACATCGCTTCCGTAGTTATAAATCCTCTTATTCTTGCGGAGTATGTTGAGGGAAACAGCGCGTTCTATTAGATACTGTGTATCTCTAGACTTATTGTTAACCCATTTCTCCAAGAATCCGTTAGGATCACCTTCTATTATGTCGTACAATCTGTTCTCAACAACCTCTGAAGAGAGATTCTCTGCAGATTTACCAAATATCCGAAGTGCTTTACGCATCTCATCTGGTGTCATTTTGTCGAAAGCACTACTTGCAGTCCTCTTCACTTTATTAAATAAGTTGGTTTTCTTAGATTCTTCCTCTTGATTAATCAATACAAAGTTGGCCGTAGCCTTATGTGCGAAAATAGAATCTTTAACCTTCTTGTGATTACGTAGGAACAGCCATCTTAGTTCATCCATTGGGTCTTCGGTATTCAATATGATGTCCTTACCCATTGATCTAATCCAGAAATTCTCCCAATAATCGGAGCCTGGCGTGAGGTCTTTTCCTAGTACTTCACCTAATCTCTTTGCATCTGCTGGGGTCAGGCCTGTGTAAACAGAACCAGATCTAGTCCAGTATGGTGCAATATCTTCATAACAATTCTTGTATTTAACTACTCCTGCCCACGACACATCTGATGTGATTAAGGGGCGTAATACTACTCTCATGTTTTATTTCCTCGATTTTAATCGGTTATATTAAAATAAGGGAGGAACCGAAGTTCCCCCCGAATTTAGTTCATTATAGATCCCACATGGTTATATGTGAATCAGTCTTAAGTGACTTATTCCCGTTCCATGCGAAGCTCCCCACAACAAGTAGGATCTGCAATCATGATTCCTTGTTCAGTCAAGAAATGAACAGAATATCCATCCTTAGCATTAGAACGAATAGTACTGATAGACTTGGCGTGTCCTGCTCCCGGAGCTACAGATCCACCAGTGTACCACATTACCATTTCGCGGTCTTTGCGAACAACCTTGCGGATATTCGACTGACCATCTCTAGTTCCAATATTCAGGAAGGTCATCCTATATGACTCAAGCGGCTTGCCTGAAATCGGATGATAAGTCCTGTTGTCTACTGGATTGTCATACAGAGGCATGTGCTTAAGTGTAAGCTCGATACCGTTAAGACCTTTGTAAGTAGTGAATTGTCCACCCAGGGTAAGATCCTGTCCTGAACCACTAACAAACTTGGTGTCAACGAGAGTGTATCCAGAAGCCTTGGCTCTGAGTACCTTATCGAATTCACGCATTCCCATTTCTCCTGTAAGTGCCATAAACTTCCTTTCACCCATTCCTAGAATGTTGTAAGAAAGATCAGACATGAATGTATCCAACAGATCAAGTGTCAACGTAGTATAATACTTCACATTGGCAGGTGCGATTTGCTGAAGTAAACCAGCGCCGATATAAACCGGACGTCCAGTACTACCTTTTAAATCAACTGTACCATTGATGTTTGCATTGTACTTCGAGTACACTGTCATTTTGTCGACGCGCTCAAACCATTGCCTCATAGCAACCCACTCCTGATAGTCAGACCAATACATAGTCTGCTTCTTAGTAACGGGGTCTCTAAGAGCTACAACCATAACACTAGAATACGCATCTCCGGTAATATCGAAGGACGCACGCATAGTAGTAAGGTGGTTTCTCAGTTTGAAAGGAGTCTGATAGTTGAAGATGTCAGCTTCTTCACTGTACTCTTCATACGCAGAGGCTAACCTCGATACCTGCTTACCTTCAGCAAGAAGGGTAGGATCGATGTAAGATTCCGCTTTACCATCAGCTACTACTACTGTATATACAAAAGCTCCACCATCCGTATAGGGTTCGCCAACAACGCGAGCTTGAAATTCTTTATCATCGAAAGTCAAGATAGCGCCTGGGCCAAACCACTTTTCGGGTAGCCAAAGCTGAATTGTAGATTGTGCCAATCCGGGCACATCGGCAGACGACGTAGCTGTGTCAATAGCGGCTCCTTGCCATTTTGCATCAAGAATAGTGATAGGCTTATCATGTTCAATCATAACATCCCATTCATACTGCCTATGCTCTGTGGTAACAGTATTACCCATACCATTGGTAATATAGTCGATAACGTTACCTTGGTTGAAATAACCAAAGATATAAGAAATCACTGGGGATACCTTATGTGGCTGTGTTACCAGAGCGTTAGTCAGCATGTTCTCGTCAACAAGATCTGAAAAATACTTAGTCCTATAAAGGACTAGATCATTCAAAATATTATTTTCCATACTCTAACTTTTTTAATTTAATTGTTTCCTTGTAACATACTGCCTAAGACACTCAATCCTGATGACGCCTTGCCACTACCTTGGACTCCGCTTTGTCTGCTTCTATCTCCTTTATTGGCTTTGAGTTTATCATGTAAGTTCTTCACAGCATCGGAGTTACCTTGAGCTTTACTCTTATTTATCAAAGCATCTCCCTTTTTTGTAAAATACGCAGACTCTAAAAGGTTCTTAATATCGGACATATAATCTCTCTGATACTGAGTAATTCCTTGTGCGTCTGGTTTTAAGATATAGTCTGTAAGGTCACCTCGGTCTTTCTCCGAAATCTTGACTCCACGGACATTATCTAATTTCTTTATACTATCTTCTACGGAACTGACAAAGTTTTGTTGCTGTTCTGTAGCAAGGTCCGCACTTTTTTTCTGGTCCTCTAATAGCTTAGTCTGCGTTTTGGTGTTATAATCTTTTAATAATTCCTTAGCATCTGTAGCCTCGTCTTCAAGTACACCAGCATTCTCATACCTAGTCAACATTTTATTAATCCTATCATCAGCATACCCCTGAGTACCGTAATACTCCTTAAGAATTTGCTTCTGGTCAAACGTATTATCTAGGTCAAGAGCATCTATATCTACTTTCCCATCCATTGTACTCTTATAGAAATCCCTAAGACTCCCCCCGTTCCTTACATACTCATCATATGCCGCTACTTCATCGTTTGCATACGCAGGAGCTGATGCCTCTGACACCACCTCTTTCATAAAGTCCACGAATTCTTTCACAGTCTTCGGAGCTTCTTCTTCTGGTATATCCCAACCCAACTCCTCTGAGAACTTCTCATTAAGTAGGGTGGTTACATCAGTTTCAAATTCTCCTAAGTCAGGGGTAGTTTCTTCAACCGAAGAGGTCTTTTCTTTCTCTACCTTCTCTGGAATTAACTGTTCCTCTACAACCTCCTTCTCTCCCTCTACTACTTCTCCTTCTTCTTTAGGGGGAGTCTCTACGATAGGTTCTTCCTTAATCGATAGGTCAGCCTTTATCTTCTCTGGATCTACCAAAGGGGGCTCATTCACATCTTTTGTCCTTCCACCTTCTTCTGGAGTTCCGCCTGTCAGCATATTTGCAAACACGTCAAAGCCGTCCAGTGATGGAGTATTATTCTCTGCCATAATTATTTAGTTTTTGCAGCAGGCGTTGGTTTATTTGCTTGCTTGCGTTTTATACTTATTTCCTCGGCCTTCTGACGTTCAGCAACCCGGTTCTTCCTAGCTGCCTCCTCTATTTGCCGTCTCTTAATTTCATAATCGTGTCCCTCTTTATCCTTCTGGACACCTAACTTCTCGCGCTCTATCCCATCGTCTTCTGGAGCTTCCTCAGTCTGATTCATAGCGGCACCTTGCTGTTTCAGCAATTCTACATCTATGGCCTTCTGATAATCTCTCTGTGACTCACGTTCATCCTGATCACGATCAGCTTGTTTGTCTTGCATCTGCGCCTGAGTATTGGCCTGTTCTGCTTGCTGCTCCGCTTGTTGCTGCTGTTGAGCCTGTTCCATGCGCTTCTCTTCTATCTCCTTAAGTTTGGACTTAATATCACCCATACTATCAGAGGTAAGAATCTCTGCTACATCGAATAATCCTGCTCCAGCTTGCATAGCCGGTTGCAATAATCCCTTTAGAGATTGTAGTTGTTGGTCTTCTTTAGTAGAATCTGATAGGAAAATATCCATATCTGAGTACAAGAAATCATCTGTAACGTCCATAAATATTCTGGACATGTCACTAAAGACAAAATGTAACTTCTTCTTATTGGATCTCTTCCACGCATGCTTGGCTGTATTCAAGAGCATAGTCATAGCATTTCTCTTCGCTAAGTTATGCTTCCAAAATAGAGGCTCTGTAATATGAGATGACTGTATAACCGATCTCTCTACATTACCTACAGACTCTCTCTGCTGAATGGCTCCCTGTCTCTGTTTAGATACTCCAGACAGTTCCCCAATCATATCCTCAATCTTCGCCAGTATCCCGATGTAACCGTCCATTACATTCATCATACTGAGGTCCTGTGAAGATATCTGATTAAAATTACTCGGCTTTCCCCCTTCCCTACCAGGGATATCCCATCCCTCATCATAAGGATTTATCAGGTTCACACCGAGCGCACTCAAGTAGTGCATCCACTGCGGTAGATCAATCCCCATAGATTTAGGTATCTGAGTAACATCCATCGTGAGGATCTTCCCCTTATCTCGTGCAAGCATTAATTCCAACCTATACCACACTACAATATACATGTACTGCAGAGGTTTCATTATACTCACTAAGGACTTATTCCTAGAATTAGTATTACTATAAATAACACCATTATAAGGAAGTTTCATCCTCTCTGGCGAATCCATAGGAGCGTCGATATAATCAACTGCCTCTATACCAAAAAAGAGATCTCTCCCAACACGATAACCTTCCCAAACCTGTCCAATCCATTGCCAGTCGATTTTCTCTCCTGGATCTGGCTTGTAATTCTCATCCACCAACACTTCAAGTTCTTCCCCTGTTTCGTCAGTATATGTTACAAATCCAACCTTTTGATAAGATCTCCACACTACATGGTAGATGTGCAACTTATCATCAGTCTGAGTAAGATTGTGTTTAAAGTTCTCTGTAATATTCTCCTTATATATAATAGGTCTATAACTATCATCTCCTTGATCCTTGGCTCCCTGTGAGCCTTTGGACATAAGAAGTAGCTTATCGAGATCGCTCTCTTCTAACTTATCATAGTAGATATCATATATCTCAGAGGGGGACATTAAGGTATGCTTTACAAACCAGTCTCCATCCTCAATACATTCAAGATTTGGGTTTGGATCATAGTCGCAGTCCAGTGGGTTCTGTCTCCTAAGTATAGGTTCCCCATTAGATATCCCAACATAATAAACCTCTTCCCCTGCAATCAGACCATCCTTCCACCCACGTAAGAACTCATTCCTAAGATTAAGTTTCTCGCGTAGGTACCCCAATGTCTGGGTGGCTTGGACCTCTGCAATAGTTTTATAGTTCTTCTTCATGTACTCCTCAATCTGTGGCGGTGGCATTGCGGGGGCCTCCTCGTCAGTAATCCCCATCATTTCCGCCATATAATTCACGAGCATCGATTTCTTCTTATCCTGCAACATCCCTACGGCATCGTCGTTGGTTTGTATGACCAAGAAGTTCTCTGGGCGCTTTGATTCCTCTCCTACAAGTAAGTCTAACTTAGGCCTAATTATGTTAAATTCTTGTGGAGATGCTGGGAAACTATCCCCTACATCAAATGGATCTGTTACGTATTTCAGATCATTCTTATCGAAATTACCATTGTATAGCTCATAGTCAATTGCCATGTGCTCTTTCCTAGTATACTTCCCGATACGTCCTGTACCTTCTTTGCCAATTATTGCATTCACAGAATGTTCTCTCCAATCCTTTGTCTTCTTACTTAAAGGCAATTTCTGTACTGGGAGAACACCTAAGTGTTGTGCATTCATATTTAGCTAGCTATTAAAAATTGTGTGTAAATAAAGGTTTCGGGAACAGTATCTTACTATAGTTCTCGTCCTTCTTTTTCTTTACTTGTACTTGAAATAATTCCTCTCTATAGATCATACATAAACCAAATGAGATCACTCTATCAAAGTTACCGGTATCATTATAGTTTATCAATTCCTCTAACAGAGGTTCGGAATATATCTTAAGCAAGTTTTTTTGACCTGGGGAGAATTCTTCTATCAACCAATCCTTGACTAGACCCTCCATCCACATCTTAATTTCTTTGTTCATATGGATTCCCTTTCCTCGTTGAACCTTGGAATCCTTTATAATATCTTTGATTGTACCAGGTTGATCTGCCAACATATGCTCACAATGCTTGTGTTCAAAGTATGTAAACAGACCCTTCTTCTCATTCTCATACAGTGCGGTAGCTCCATAATACTTAAGCAACTTCCTCACATTGTCATAGAACTCATTGGCAGTTTCAGGTCTCCCTGTATACTCTGCCACTGGGAGATCGTAGAACTTCTCAAAGCCCTGTATCCTCTTATATATAAAGCAACTCCCTAGAGAATCTGTATTTGATTTGTCGTGATCATAGGGGTCAATTCCTGCGATATACAGTCCGTATGGAGGATCTTCTACGGGATGTTCCCATATAACCACCGCTCCCTCTTTAGCCTCTCCTGGCTTTAATTTATACCTAGTTAGATCTCTAGCCTTCGGATCTAGTTCCCAACGCAATCCCCCGTTCTTATTCCAATCTAATACTCCCACTTGTTTGTAACTAGATATCGCCTTACTATTACGTATCTCGTTTAAGTGGTTCATTAGTTCCTTCTTAGGGAATATGTTCGACGTGACAGATAAGCACGCCTCACTTGGACTAATAGGCCTCTCAATAATATACCTATCGATGGCACTCCTATCGGAGGAAGATCGTATGATCCTATCCCTCTCTGTCAGTATAAAATCTGTAGCGAGAGTTATATTAGAGTTCCCATTTTGATCCATGAAGGGCGTTCCCTCCTTGGATTTACCAACCATGTTGTAGTACTGAGGAACAAAGAATCCACATGCATTTTCTGTAGATGCCTCGTCCCAGTCGTTCTGTATCTCTAGAGCATTGTATCCTTCTGGATTATAGAAGATATCTTTTAGTCCTTCAAAGTCACTATCATTTGTAGAGCCAGTACCGAAGAGAATTTGTAATCCGTAAGCATATCCGTCATCGTCCTCTAATGAAGGTCTCGCAATCTGCCATGTAGTGACCACATTTGGAAAGTGTCCTCCCTCTTCATAGAGCATTAACTTGACATTCTTACCCCTCATCTTCTGGGGATCGTTCTTCATCGATACCCCCATGATCTCACTCTTGTACCCTATCTCAGTCTTAACCCCATTTACGTCAGTGACGATACTGGCTCTCCTGTGGGTCTTGGTATCAGTCTTTTGCCTCTTCTTAGCGAAGGCAGTATGTTGGTCAATAAAGTCCATCATCTCCCACGCCTTAGTAATTATACCATCCTTGATCAAGAATTCCATCTCAGAGGCGACTGCTATACTATTGCTGTCAGGTATACAGTAGAAGTTTCTACACAGCATCGAAGCATTCTTATACGAGTACCCCGCCTGTCTTCTCTTCAGTACAACTAGGTGTTTACCTTGATTCTCAGCCTCCTCTATTGCATCAAAATAAGCTCTGTCATAATCAAAGAACCAAGGAAATGCCTTTGGTCTATCTATCTTAGTCCTATTATATCCCCTACTATCCTTATACTTTCTCTCCTTAGATACTATAATTTGAGCGTAATTCAAGTAGAAATAAAAGTACCCTGTGATATACTCTCCTTCCTCTGTAGTAAATCCATTTAGACATCTATCCAACTCCTCTCTCCAGAACTCTCTATACGCCTTTGTTCCCTTAGGGTACTCTGTGTATCTCCCATTCTCTTCATAGGATCTGGCTGCCGGTCTGAATACATTTGCATCGTCGGTATACTTAACCTCGACTTTGTATAACTTATTGTCATCCATTAATTGTCTACTCTGTGCTAGGTAATTCTAACATGCCTATTTCGGCGCCACCTCTAGCTGTATTATCGTCAATATGTTCTTTCTTAATCTGTTCTTCTAGTACACGTAAGGACTTAACAATATTACCCACTGCACTCAGGTTACTCGCTAGCTCCCGTGCGGAGTACATCGGTTTCCCATTATCGTCCATTAAGGTAAAATCAATCTCCTCAAAGTATACTGCTAGCTTATCTGCTGCTATATTAGATGATTTAAGTAGCCTACTTGAAGTAGTCTCTCCTAAACTTCTAAACTTATCAGATGCGGCCTGTATCTGCTCGTCTGGTTTCCATGCCTTATCTCCTATAAAATCTTCTATTAATACTTCACTTCTAATGTCTTCAGAGTATCCTACGTATGGATTAGTGATGCCGTTATCACATAAGAAAATGACGTAGGACAATTCTCTGATCGCCTGCGCCTTCCCTTTCTTCTTATCCCTCATCCACAATTTATTGAACTCCGGTACTGCCAGGAACTCTGGCGTGAAGGTTACAATATCACCTTGAATATCAAATGCCTTCATCCTATATTGTACGAGTTTTATTCATCTTTTGTTACCTTTTGTTTTTTCTCCATCTTGTTTCGCTCTCTCCCCTTGAGGGTAAACGCACCAAAATACCTATGTCGTATGGGCCTCCAATCTTCATCCTTTGCCATCTTGTCTCGTGTAAATAGGAAAGGATAGTACACCATTTGACGCACTATCCTAATATCTATCCCATATTCTTTAGCTATATCTCTAATCAGCTCTTTCTGCCACTTTGGCTCTGAATTGAAGTACATTAATCAAACTTAGATATCTCTAAAGGAGGTATTGTTTCTTTAATATATCCCCATAATGTATCTTCTGATAACATATACTCTTTCCATTCTTCCTCTGAAATTAAACCCCTATCGAATTTAAAATTCATTTCCGCGGTTTTTGCTTTCAGTCTTTCTAGAGCTAGTTCAATCATCCTTCTCATTTGTATCTAGTGTAAAAGTATATTCTACAATTCCTCCTGTAGTATCCGCAATAAGCATAGGATTCACTTCAGTTCCTCCCTCATCATTCTTAATTAGACACCCTTTACTAAATAACGATTTGCAATACATTGTCAAGTTAGCCTTATTTACATTCGCCTCTTTGCAGAGTAATCTCCTAGAATCAGTAGATAAGATATTCTTATATTCTCTATCAAACGTCTGGGTCCACTTCAGATCCAACTTGATCAATAGTAATAGTAACTGCGTCTCCCTCTCCGTGAGCTGGATCAGTCCCTGGAGTATCTTCAGTACTTCCCGTTGCAGATCTTTTTCCTTTACCTTTTTTCTTAGATTCATTTTCTTGTTCCTTTAATGCCTTTACTAAAGCTTCATCTTCAGCCTTCTTCCTATCAGCTTCCTCCTGTAGGGCAATTTGTTTACGAGCTTCCTCAACGGTTTCTTCGCTTGACTTCTTAAAGAAGATGCGCATCATGTTCTCACATTTACCACAAACCAATCTCCACTCGTGTTGATCTGAGGTAGGGAGTACAAACTGCATACCATCCTTTACACCTTTAGATAACTCCTGGTAGTTTCCACACCTATTGCACTCAAAGTATACATCACCAAACTCAAAGAATTCAGGTGCCGGTTTATCCTTTGGCACTATCTCTAGTTTAGGCTCTACCGCCTCTTGCTTCTCGTCTTGTATAATTTCTTTATTGTCCATCTATATCTTCCTTATTTATTAAATTAACAATTTCGTCCTGTATCCTATCTAATTCAACATATAGTTGATCTAACTTCTCGTCTCTCTTATTCGCCGGATACACGAATACTGTCGGATTATTTATAACAAACTCGTTAGAAAACTGTATCTTAGATCTAACGGAAGTTATATAATGATCTCCAATATTATCCTCCTCAACCTCAAATACCCACGCATCCAACTTCTCGTCGTAGGTAAACTCTGTACCGGCCTTTAGTCCTCGGTAATTTTCTTTAAGTACTACTATCTTCATTTTCTTCTTTTGTTTTAACGGCTAAAAGTTTGGCGGCCTCCAACAATATAGTCAGATCTTCCTTATCAAATTCTTTCAGCAATTCGTTAACTTTACTTCGTATCTCTTTTTTGCTTGGCATCGTCTTTTTTCGTGTTTGGTTTAAAAATAAATGGAGCTATGAAGAATGCTATTACTCCAAGTCCTAATATTGTTCCTACTATTCCGTACCATTCTGGTATTGCCATATCCTATTATACGTTGGTTATTACATAAGGTTACATAAAACTTATATGATTCTATGTATCCTTTCTATCGTAAGACCAATTCCTATAGTAGTTCAGTATCTCAACGTAGTCTTTTCTAGGGAAAACTTTAGCCAATAAATCCCCAACCTTATTCCAAAAAGTATATGAATTCTTCTTATGTAGAAGGGCCTTCCTAAGTTCCCACAGTACAGGTCTATATCTCCTAACTGGAGGATATAGATTAATGAACGCCCTTTTATTAAGGTGTATACAAGCTGCATAATACAATATCCAAGGGTCCCTTGTCATAGAAGTCTGTGACCTATATTTAGCCTTCTCAATCCATCCCCACTTATGCATATTCTTAGTAGCCCATCGTATCAAAGATATCGGAGTAGACTGCTCTGGATGCATCTCATCTGGCCACCTCTTCCCTTGAATAAGGAGTACAGTACATTTATCAAATACTGTATATGCCCACTTAGATGTATCGTTTGTCTCTATGATCTTCCTTAGAGTATTATATATAATGTCTCCCAATCCCCTAGGATAGAATCCATACATATCATATTCCCACTGACGCTCCTCTGATATATACCATCCGTCTTTCTTACTTAGATTCTTCATCGAGTCCATCGGTAGTTTCTTTTTTATATTCTTGATTATTAATTGCATCTACTATTGCCTGTAGTACTTGATTCTCTCCCCAAGCAATCATCTCTTCCCCTGTCTCCATTCCTTCAGGTACATCAAAGGAGAAGTTTATATCTTGCATTGGCTCATCATCAAAGTACGATGGAGCCTTAATCTTACACGAGAACGTATATATCCCAGACTCTTTCCCATTTACTGATCCTGTGGTAATCCACGTACTTGCACTATCTACTATTCCATTATTTATATCCATTATTTTACCCTCCCTTGATATTCAAAACTTATTCCATTAAAGTAATATATTCCTTCTTCCAGGCTTTCAGATAATTCTGCGAGATACTTATCTAATTCAGCCTTACTTAATACGGTTACAAATGACGCTGCCTCGAAATCTAATACTCCTTGTTTGCCTGTAGCAAAGGTAATACGTCTCTCCTTAGTCTCTTCTAAGAACTCATCCAACATTTCCAATGTCAATTCTTTATACTTCGTCATCTGTAAACTTTGTTGTTTGTGTACCAAATACTACTAACTCTTGCCAGTCCTTATTCCACTTAGGCTTTGCACTCTCCCACAACTCTAGTATTCCATTATTAATATCCATTTCTTTTTCTCCATCTTTTCTTTAACCAACTATAAAATTCCATTTTATACAGTTCCCATTTACACATGGGCCTCTTTGTATTCATCTATAATCTCATTTAAATTCATCCCAAACCAAAAAGGGGGAGGAGCTCCTGCGTCCATGCCAGATCGATATTTTAACGATCCGTTCTCTGCAACCTTTACCCATTCCCCATTAACTATCTCCCTAAGTATATCAAACCAAGCATCCTTGCGTGGCCACTCCATTTCTAACCTAGCATCATCCTCTAGTATATCCATATTTATTCCTATTGTATTATAATCTTTCATCCCCCATTACATAATCCAATCTCTTATCTACAGCCTTATTTGAAAACTGAGCCATCTGAGTAATAGGACAAGCCTGGTTATTCAAGAGGTGCTCATGTAGCTCCCAACTCTCCTCTGCATACATATAAGGTATCTGCTTCAACCAATCCTCCTTCTCATCCTCAGATAAGATAGAACTAGCCACAAGACCAACTAGCCTCTGTACCATTCCCCCAGATACTTTATATGATTTGAACTCCTTCTCCTGCTGTTCCATGTACTACTGTATACGAGAAACCCCACGTAAAGTTACGCAGGGCCCCACTTTTATGTATGTTTTTACTGTTTAATCTAACACATATGTACCCATTACATCTAAATTAGACATAAGGAACATATTCTTAAATAGGTCAAACTCTTTCACAAATTTAACAGAGTATACTACAGTACTCCCTACAGGGTAGGTTGCTTCATCCCCACTCTTAACTACTTCTGCAAGTTGATACTCATATGGAGCCTTACTCTTCACCTTCTTGGTCTGCATCTCATCCTTCAAGGGGTCCAAATCTTCATTAGCCTCCTGGTCTAGCTCGATGGTCTCAACTGTTCTTGTCCTCATCCTAAGTGGTTTAACCATTAGTTTCCCCGCTTTCGGTTGGTAATTACTTATCTCGTACTTCATTTCTATTCGTCTTTCTTTTTATTATTCATTAATGTCTTAAGGTAATCTATATAGATCTCCCTCTGTCTTATAACTTCAGGTCTCTCACAAGACTCTCTGTTCAAGCATTCTAAGTACTCAATCCTTGCTTCGTACTCCCAAATCTCCATGTTCTCTCGCATAATCAAATACTTTCAAGTACTCCTCAAATGTTATCTCTTCTCCTAACTTACCGGAGGAACGTAACATATCGTACAACTCTCGGATAATCTTTTCCCGCTTAGGACACATATGCGCACCTTAATTCTTTACTATTCCGTAAACCCTATTCCTATTCAACCCTATTGCACATAGGCAGAGAGGGCACTGTGTCTCATCTAACAAGGATGTATCTATTATATACTCATGCCTATCAGGATTCGAATTGATAACTAGCTTAAAATACTTCCCACAATTAGGACATGTGATCCCCACATACCTAGCCGATGGGAGCATCTTAACCTTCTTATCCTGGCTCATGTGTCTGAGGTAACCCATCCTTTATAATATCATCTATAGTTCCCTCACTTAAATTAGTAAGGTGTACTATCAGGCGGTGCTTACTCACCTTATACAATTGATACCTCAGTACAATATTATATATTATACTCGCTATCGCTACTCCTAATGCTGCTTCTTCCATTCTGTCTCATTCTTATATTTAAAATAATCTACCATCATCGCAATTCCAGACCAAACCATAAAAGGAGATATCGCATGGAAGAAAGGACTATCCTCTGCCCCATTTGTCATGAACCACATTCCCATGGCTATAGACATTGGTCCGAAGAACCTATTAAATCTAGCCCATCTCCTATCCCATTTCTCTTCTTTAGTTATTACTTCCATACCTTATTAAACGCAAAAAGACCCTAAAGGTTACACTTTAAGGCCATTATTTACTATATTTGTGGTTTAAAGGGACCACGCCTAGGTCGAACTGCCTCGCAGAGGAGGACAACTTACGCTGCATTCGTAAACACTCATACATCCCTCGTACGCCTCACTTAAGAAGGCTTCTCCTTATGTTACGAACTACCACGCTAAAAGGTTACACTTTTTGTCACTTATTTTTCATTTATTTTTTTGGACAACTCTTCTGCCCTATTCATTAATTCCAAATCTTCCCTTTGTTGGAGTAGGTCTCCTTCATTATTATAGCTACCCCGTATGTAATTTTCTATAGTTGAAAGATACTCCTTTATCTCCTCTTTTAGTTTTTTATCCATACTTCGTTATACGTAAAATAATAATTTTTGTTTTATAAATTATGGAATGTGTCTGTGACTTCACAGGCTACCTCAATTCAATGACCCCGGCTCCTAATCGGGGGGGAAGTACCGGTGGGGTAAATTCAGCTTAAATCGGTTGAATCTTCTGTCAGTATGACGGTGAAATTGTAAGGGACGAGGTAGGTAGTATGGGGTTCTTGAACTACACATACCTAAATCCTCGTGACCAACATCACCCGCTTTCCCACCTCGCCTGATTCATCATATCAATAGCATAGTACACACAAGGAGATACTGATCAAACAGTTGTAAGGAACAGGCTTCCCTCCTCATGTGTACATACACAGTTCTGCAACTCCTCGTGTAGTGAAGTCCATACTGCACACGTTGAGGGAATGGCATCAGAGATAGTACATAGTACGCATGTGTGGGTATACCGTAATCGAGAGCCCATGCGTGCGTACTTATTTCATTCACGGATGCAGTGTTTAACATAAGACTGCCACTCATGCTATTAGCACGCTATACGAGTGTATCACGCTTAAGGTAGAAGGGAGCCTTATAAATCAAACTTGGTCGGGGATCGACCTTAAAAAACATCATCGCGGAAGGGCGCGGATTAGGGGATTGCTCCCTGAAATACCCTTCATTTAGTTTGTATCAGTTTCACTTAATATACACCA